CCATCCCCAGATAATCGCTAATAATCGAATAAATCCAATCCGCAGGACGTGTCTTGGGACTCTCGAATAACTGACAATACGCAATATCATAAACCCCCTTCGGCTCATAATCGACCCGGTCATAACTGTCCCTCCCGTGCGGTCTGGATTGCATCGTCAACTGCGCATCCAGAGCCGTCGCCAGATAAATCTGCAACCGAACACCGACCGCATTCGACCAGTAATTTCCCCCGCCCTGACCGAGTCCGCCCATAATCGTATCTTCTGGTAATTTCTTATAAAACGTCGCCATTTTCAGCATCAGAAATTTCTCCTCAACCACATTTCCAGCATTATCAAAATCCACAGCCGATGCCCATGAGCATGCCTTCTCGACAAGTGTTCGTCAACCATATTTTTGACCGCCGCCCTATTAATCTTTGACTCCATCGGCGCGAAACTATCCTTACTCAATATAGTATCCGCCATCAACAAGACCCCTTCCGACTGAGCCAACCATGTATCCATCGGCACACCAAACCCCCGCTTTGGTAAATTCGTCACCCCGGCAGGCAGTACGTCTCTAAACGCTTCTTTCAAAATCAACTTGCCAGAATTGGAATTGATCTTCTGTTCTGTCGGTAACGACAACCCCAACTGGATAACCTCCGTATCCAAAAATGGACATCGAGCCTCGACACTCGCCGCCATCGTCGCTCTTTCCATTTTGACGATAATATCGTTCGGCAGATAAGTTTTCATATCGCAGAACATAACCCCGTTTGCATCGTTCGGCTCGATCTGCGTGTCTATGTAATATGCAGGTTGCCCACCCTTCAGACGATCCGGCCAAATCGACTGCAATAAACCGGAAGGCATTACAGTCATAAATTCAGAATATCTTGCAATCTGATTCTGGCTCATCCAATATCTCGGATAACCGCCAAACACCTCATCGCCACCGTCCCCGGACAACGCAACCGTGATATATTTCTTGCTGAGTTTAGCCAGCAACATCGTCGGTATCGCCGAGCAATCGCCAAACGGCTGATCGTATTGTTCAACGATCTCATTCGCCATATTCGCCAGATTGATCGATGTTACCTTTTCTTCGTGGTGATCCGTTCCGTAAAATTGCGATACACTTCGAGCAATATCCGTCTCGTCAAATTCACTCTCCAAAAACCCCATCGTAAACGTATGCAGTTCCCTTATTCGCTTTGAAGCAACCGCCGTCACAATCGCCGAGTCGATCCCTCCGCTCAGATAAACACCTAACGGGACTTCCGACTCCAACCGCTTACAAATAGCATCCTCGACGTAAGCACGCACCCTGCCCGGCGTTACCGGCTCGGGACTATTTACCGGCTCGAATTTGTGATATTGATATTCAATGACCCGATCTGTTTCAGGATCGTACTCGACCGACCCGCCCGGCTTAACCTGTTTGATTCCGACAAACGCCGTCTCCGGCTCAGGTACGTATTGCAGAGCCAGATACATCCGCAACGCATCGACATTGATTTCCTTCTTATATTCGGGATGATCCAGAATTGCTTTGATTTCAGATGCGAAAAGGAAAATGTTCTTCCCATGATAATAATACAGCGGCTTCTTTCCGATCCGATCCCGGTAGAGTTTTAATCTGTTCTCACCTTCATCCCATACCGCAATCGCAAACATTCCGTCAAGACGATAAATGAATTGGCTACCGTCCTGTTCGTACAGTTTCGCAATGACCTCACTATCGCACTGAGTCCAGCATGACACCCCATTTAATTCCCTCAGATTATATCGCAACGTTTTATGATTATAAATCTCGCCATTGAAAAAAACTTTGCATTTTTTTCCAAACGGCTGATGCCCATCCTCCCTATCGATGATTGCCAGCCTGCACATACCGAGCATCACCGATACCACTTTACTTTCTTCCTGAATATTGTTCCAAAAGGTTTGCTCGTCCGGCCCCCTGTGCGCCAAACTCTCAATCATCCGCCCTACTCGGTGATGCCTCCGCCATTGCACTTTTACTTTCCCAACTTCGCCTGCTATTCCGCACATTTTGGTTTCCTGCCTTTCTGTGCTAAATCTTTACTGCTACCACCCGGTAATTCTCCGCCCTGTAATATATCTTAAAGTCATCATCAAACATATCCGGCCCTGAAACATCAAATAATATTGCTTTACAGGAATAATCCGACGGTGTCAATTCTTTTTTCTTCTGTAACAAATTAAATATTCTCTCCAAAACCGCTTCGAAATTATTACCCCACGCCGTGAATGTAAAAATGATCGTCCTCGGATTGAATTCCACCCCGCCCAGAATATTAACCTGCGAACTGGAGAAATAAGTCACCAACGGAAAATCAGGCTTCTCTGGCGGATTCCTGAAATATACGCATCTCGGCTTATTTACCGCATTATATCCCAACAACACCCCCAACGATCCCGCCACCGCCGACTGTGCATCGGTCAATAATATCCCGTGAATTGTTTCTCTCAAAGTCGCCATTATTCACCTATTTTAAGACCCCTCAAATCCGCCAGAAACCTCGGCTCTATTGCAGCACTCGCTGGCCGCATAAACGGATATGCCGCCGTTCTCGACGTCCCGAACTCGACCTTTGCCGCATACTCTTTATTCGTCCTGACCTCCGCGGATATCACACCGCCCGAATTTGTCGCATTCGTCGATTGAATCGAATTCGTCAAGTTGGTCGTCTGGTTCTCATATCGACCGATTGCATGGGCCATCTTGCCCGTGTGGTCTGTCTTTGCATGGTTCTTAACCCTTACAGCATTCTTCTCGACAATCGTCACCACCTGACTCTCAACCGCCTTTGTGATGCCCACAAGAGTCGTCATCAACTTTGCCAAACCAGTTACGAATTGCTCTGCCATTATGCCGTTTCCGTTTTCCTGAGCATTATCTCGGTATGTTCTTCCTGATGCCGCACGTATGACACAAACATAAACGAGCCATCGGAAGTCTTTTGAATTCGATCATTCTCAGCAACATCAATCCCGACCGGCCCAAACGCCACCGCCTCGATCTTAATCGACAAGGCGGCTTCGAGACGAATCGTATCGCCCGAAGCCGCCTGCCAATCGCCTACAAATGACCCAACCTGTGCCCATGTCCGGGTAGCAATTCCAGAAGCATCGTAGGAATTTGTCGCCCGGTGAATTTCTAAATCTTCCGCCCACTCGGATAATATATCGACCGTGTCCGCCGCCATTTCGGTCAGCATTGTCATAGCAGATACTCCGCGCAATCCTGACCCGCATCGCCCGTGCAGATATCGAATTGAGCGACGTCGAAATCAGGCTCAACCTGAAGGCTCAAGGTACTAATTGTTTTGGTAAGCATTTCGATGTAACAACACTTATCGACTGTCTTATTGCCGACCCGGTATTTGAATGTTGCCGGGTCGGCAGCAAGCGCAATCGCCAGTTTATCCTGAGCCAACTGAATTAATTCAGCAATAGTAGCCATGTCGTTATGTTACGGGACGGCAACCTCATCCCACGAACTGCAATAACTCTCGTTCGGGCAACTGCCATAAGTCCCGCGACTCTTGACCACATACTTGTAGTCGACCGCACCCGGCTGTTCCCAATACCGAACCTTGTATTGAGCCTTGATATCACGTTCCCACGCCGGATCGTTCTTCGCATCCATCCGAGTAAGAACCTGCAATGGGTAAACGACCTTCTCAAGGAACTGCGCCTTGAAATCGCCCAGATACCAATGGGATGTCGATACCATATCAAGGTACGGCGAACTCAGAACCGTATACGCCCCGGCAAACGGATTCGCCTCATTCTGCGAATCCACAACGCCCGTCAACCCGAGTCTCGACGCCGGTAGCAATGAGTTATTTATTAACCGCTTCGCCACCGTCTCCAACGCTTTCGGCACCAACAGGATTTTAGGCTCGACCCAAATCGGCTCACCCTGAACATCCCGGAATGTCGTGAACTGCGTCTTTGCATGGTCAAGGTCTGTCCAGTGCTGCAATGCGTCGTCAATCAGGTTCGAGTAAGGATGCGT